TCCTGCTGAAGCCATAGCGGAATCAAAATCTCCGTCCATGCTTTCATTATACTCTGCATCCATAAAACTTGCAACAAAATTGTCAACCAATTCTACTGGTATATTAAGCATTGTTGCAATCGTGAATTCATTGTATCCTTGAAGATACAACTCTTCAATCTCCATAGCCAACTCGCTCATCTTACTCATGCTAGTTCCTTTTGCTTATCCAAAACTTGTTGATACGTCATTGTGGGTTCTTTGCTAGTGATAGCACCATCAAACTGTAACTGAGACCTCTCAAACCATGAAAGGTAGTCATCACTTTCCATAGACCAATCGACCATGTACTCGCTAGAATAATCCGTATTCGTTTCAATGCCAGTCAATGTGAACTTCACAAACTCATTGTAATCTATGTTAAGCGGAACGTCAAGTATCTTATACTCTGAACCGCCTTTGGCTTTCCAATACTGAGGACACTCACCCACACCATCCCAATCATGTGCGCCATAATTTTCGTGGTACTGAGTGCGGATAACTATCATCATATATTTATTCCTTTAATAACTTTGGTGAGAATGTCCTACTGCAAACAATGGGGTACCATCGTTGTCATCGCCAGCAGGTCGTGGCATAAAACAATCGGCAAAATCATCATAACAGTAGTAACCAGTCTGTGTCACAACCAAGCGGGCATCAGCCGGCAAGGCAGACAAAGCGGTAATCATATCCGCAACAGTAACAAAATTAGTCATATTATCTTTCCTTAAAACCTAATTCAAATTCCATCATCAACATTTTTGCAATATTAATATATTGCCTTGCATCATTCAACGCACGTTCACTACCGTGTTCCATCACTTCCTGTGCATCAGAAAGGTAACTTGCAATCACCATACCAGGACCAGAAAGTTGGAAACTAATTGAATCTTGTACAGACTCAAGAATTTCGGATTTCTTAGCACCGTATGCTTGGATTTCCCAGAGGGTTTGTTCGCTTGCTGTTCTCATTTCAATGTCCTTTATCAACTCAACAGAATTAATTATACACGGTTCGGAGGGTAAGTCAACAACTATTTTCGTTACTGTTGTTATTCTGCAACAGGTGCAAACATCTTGCGACCATCAACCATGAACCGTTCAAATGCTTCCATAGTCTTTTCAGAGTAAACCATCTTACCTTCATGTTGGATATCTTGCAATAACTCCAAGAAACCCAAACCTAAAAATTCACGTTCTTTATTCAGAATACCAATTGCTGTTTCGATTTTCATTTTATTTCCTTAATCAAAAAAGTTGCCAGACTGATACGAAAATGCATTCTGGCCAGCATCAGCCCAAGCCATAGGATGCAAATCCAACTTATCAATCACTTGACGATTACACATTTCCATCGCATTCAGTTTAGACTCTGCGGCGAATTCATAAACATCTTTACCAACATAAAATTTGTATGTAATCATATTAAGCACCATAAAAGTCAGAAGTAAAACCACAAGTATTGTAGACACACTCACGAACTGTGGTGTCCATCGCTTCACCAAATTTGTTGTAATCATTTTTGGCTAACATGTTGAGACACTTGTAAGTTTCTGGCCATGTTAGGTTCATTGTTACTGCGGCAACAACAACACCGTGAACGGCTAAGTTGCCAACTTCGCTAAACATTCCGTAAGAGATATCATGTGATAATGTAGTCATTTTATTTCCTTAAATCAAATCAACTTGAACTTGCGTACCAACTTGCGAGGTATTGTAACTTGTCATGCCAACACCAGTCGGAACTAACGCACCATCTTTTTGTGCCATGTAACGCATGTAAGACAAACGGAGCAAAGCATCATTAGCCGCTTGTGAATGGGTGTATGTAGCAAACACACTTGACACACCAGCAACGGTGGTGTAGACACCAATTCCGTCAAACATCACACGAATTTTTTGTGAATTCTTGAAGCCCTGAATGTAAGTTTTTGTACGCATTTCAAATTTCCTTTTCTTTTCTCAATCTCTAGACTCTAGTATACCACAATGGGCACACTTGTCAACAACTATTTTCGATTCTGTTGTTTTTTTGCAACTGAATACTTTGGTATTCACATTGCCCCCATCCAACGAACGTTCTGGAAAGTCCGTGCCATCGTGTTACCACGGGCAAAATTCTTTGCAGGAGCCGACCAACCAGCCGCTTTCAAAATGTCGCCTTTGGTGAATTTGCCCATGTCACGGAGACAAACAAACGAATGCACGGAACGACCGCTACCAGCACGACCAGTAATTACTTTGATATAACTACGACCAACTTCATAGGACAAGGAATCGCAAAATTCTTGTGCCATTGCTTTTTGAATTTCAGAAGGATTGTCACCATGCCATTTAACATAGTCAGCTTTGATGCATTCGAGGTATTCGTTAAATCCGTCAATCATTTTCTTTTCCTTAAAAATTAAAATCAGCCGAGGGTCGTAACAGAACCACTAACAGCGGCACCGAACAAAACTATTACTGTAAAAATCATCAAAACTGTAAGCATCTAAATCTCCTATTAATCTTACTCACTACAGAATCTATTATACACGGTTCGGTAGGTACGTCAACAACTATTTTGGCTTTTGTTGCTGGAAAACAACAAAAAAGCCGTCTAAAACGGCTCGAAAAGGGGTATTAGTACTTCGGTATTCAATCTTCGGACTCTAGTTCCTCGTTTTGCGGCAATTTCTCACCTCGTTCTAATCGATGGGTATCGCACAATGTTGAAATCCATCCGTAGTTATTTGAACGACCAGGACTACCACACACTTCACATGTACGATATGACATGGACTCAGCCATACGAATCATTCCATCAATTGTATCTGTAAAACCATTTGTATAGAATCGCAATCCGCCAAACTTTTCTTTCACTTGACTTGCTGTGATGTGTGGCATATGTGGAGGAACTTCTCTGAACTCTCCTTTTACAATTGCTTTGCTAGAATGTTCAATCGCCCATTCATCTGGTTCTGTTTTATTACCAAATGTAAAATTCATTTGAAGTGGGCGTGTGTCTCCAGCCAATGCACGTTTCAACGCACGATTGAATTTCAATACTCTTGCACGTTCTTTACGTCTTTGATCCACGTGATGTTGAATGTTTGAACACAATACATCAATGATGTTGTACCAACCATCACCACAATCAAAACCCCAACACATAGCGGTGTGTGTCATTGGGGCATGACGATACTTAAAAATCTTTGGGTACTTTGCTACTAGTGCTTCGTCCAATTCTTTTTTCATAATATACTCTCAATAAATTATTTCACTTCGTCAAATTCTTCAAACTCGTCCCAATCATCTTCTTTGAGATTCTTAGGATCAATAAACTTAGTCTGGTGCTTGAACTTATCTTTTTGCTTTTTAGATTCGTCCAACTTCGGTTTCCCTTTGCGACCTTCGTCATCATAGAAGTCACGGAAACTGGAATACTTTTTTGTTTTTGCCATTTTGTTACTCTGATTCTCCCTGCAAGATTTCGGGCAACGCTTCTTCAATAAGTTTTCTAGTGATGCCTTTGTACGTAAGTTTTTTATCCTTCATCATCAAAACAAGTTTAGCCTCTTCTGGAGAAACTGTTTCAAGAACCTCAATAAAAATTGATTCACGCTTGATAGGGTTTATAGCACTACCCTTTAGAAAATATTCAAACTTTCTCAATTCTTTTGGTAGACGATTGTGTCCCCAATTGTCTGGAGTTTCCATAGGTCTATATGGTGGAGCGCCTGCGGGCAATTCAAATATAACATTCTTATGAAATGTATATCGCAAAACCGTTTTCAATTCTGGTGTCAAGTTTGCAATCTGCTTCAATGAACTTGCTCTTTTAGCCGCTGGTAATTCTGCGACATGCTGGAGCAACTCTGGTAAAGTCATTTTACTAATATCAATAGCCATTTTAAAATTCCTGTATATGTTCCAACAACTGCTTCATGCGGTTTTGGATAAAATAGTTAAGTAGTTTTTCCCTACCACGTTTAGGGGTATTTTCATAAGTCTCAAGAATCTTCTCTTGATACTCAGTTGGAATCTTAGACAGGTCAATCAGCAATTCATTTCGCTTGTAATTTCTCAGCATCACTTCATCGCAAAAAGACTCAGGTTCTTCTTCTAACCACTTATTTAGCTTTTTCTCAGTTACAGGTTTTTGACGGGCTTCTGTTACGAATGTGTCATCAGAAGACATGAAGTTAGGAATACCATCGCTTCTGTCACCTCTGATAATGTGTTCCTTTAAGAATGCTTCTGGCGTATTGGTACGCAAGAACTTCTTACCCATTGGGCTATACTGTTCTACGTTTGCGAACTTCTGCAATTGCATAAAGTCTTTATCGCTGGATAGAATCAGAATCTTTTCAGTAGTGCTATTCTTAAGAGGAACACCGAACTTGTGTGCCAATGTTGCGATAACATCATCGGCTTCAGTCTTCTCAACTTGAATCACTTTGTACGGAAAGTATTCTTTGATTTCGTCACGCACTTTGTTTAGCGTTTCGAAAATCATATTCCAGTCAAACGGAGATGCCTCTCTGTCTTTCTTACGACCAGCTTTGTAATATGGAAAGTAGTCTCTGCGCCAGTACTTCTTATCATCGCAACAGATAACAATGTCGCCATACTCATCTTTGAATTTAACATTGTACATTCGAATGCTATTCAGCACCATGTGGCGAACCATGTTCTCATCAATAGGATTTGATGCATTTGAATTCACTTGCATCATCAGGTTTGAAATCATTACCTGATTCAAGTCGATTAAAATCATTTTAAGTTATCCAGTTATTACTCTAACAACAATTGTATCAGAGTTAATGCGTCCTGTCAATTCGGAGGGCTTGGTAGTCAATCCATCTAACAGTTTTTTCAACACAATCTTACCACCATCAAGTACTTGCTTAACAGTCACTTCGGGCTTACGCAAACGTTTGCCAATGGACGTTTCTGTATTAAAGTTTTGAATTGTCGTACCTTTGATTGTCAGGCCTTTTGCATTGTCAGCATTGTACATGCCAAGCAATTTAGTTTTGGTATTGTACAACCACACCTGATTCGCACCAACAATCTTTTCTGGTAGAACACTCTTCAAATTCAACTCAGCAAAATCTTTCATGTATTGCACTTTAGCGGCAATCACACTTGCAGGTTTCTCTTTTACTTTACGTGTTTTACGTGTGGGTTTCTTTTCTGCACCACGATTTGTTTCTGTAACAATCGCATCATAAAATTCTTTGATCTTGCGTAATTGAACTTTACTGAAATTAGAATACCCTTCTTTAATATCAGCATCGGAGGTATTCATCGCATCTTCAAATTCTTTAGAACGCTTGATGAACACTTCACACATTTTCTTTTGCACAACGGCAGATAATTCTTTACCCTTTAGATACGATTCCATATCTGGTGCGAACTTACATCCGCCGGCAATGAACTCATCAACAAGTCCTTCAATCTCACCGACTTCATCCGAAGCCTTTTCACGAATTCGATCTTGAATAGATACGACTGGTGCAGTTGTTGTTGCGACAACGGGCGCTTTTGTTTTTTTAGTTTTCTTTGCAGTCTCAATGACAGTCTTAAACTCTTTGACAAAAAAGTTTTTGAATGTGTCAGATGGTTCGTAGCCCATACACATCATACGTGCTACCCAACCAAGTTGTACTGGAATAGATGCGTCACTTGATGACACTAAAGAAATTTCTTCCTTCGGTCGACCAATGCTAGCCATGTATTCGACAACAAACGTTTTTGCTTGCTTGCTGTCACAAAAATAGTTATACCAATTCAATGCACGAATCTCAGCAATCTTAAGATTGTTGATTTCCTCTTGATTGGTCCAAGAAGGTTCTGTGCCAAAGGCTTGTGCGTCAGCGCCAGGATTGATCTTGGAAAATTTCATAGTTTATTCACCTAATGTAAATGATACAGACTTAACAGAATCGTAACGGAAAGAACGCCATTCGTTTTTCTCTAAGTCGACTACAGAGATTGCCTCATCAGTTGCCGTTGTACGAACACGTTCGGTTTTCTTTTCGTATGTTGGGATTGCGCTCTCTTGCAATGTGCATTTCATGGTACGCATTGTGCCGTCTTTCTTAAGAAAGTCAACAGTCACAGGACCATATTTGAGGTGGCTAACAAGCCAATCACGAAATACTTTTTGCTCTTTTGCGTCACTTGTTGCATAGTTAAAAGTTGTCATATCAAAGTTCTCCATGTTAAAAATATCTTTCATGTCTCTAGTATACCTACAATCCGTTCGGTTGTCAAGTCAATCATTCTGTGTTCTTAATTCATCATAAAGATAATCATGCAATTCATTGATACCACCAACGTATTTGAATTCATGGTATATGTGTGGAACAAAGTTTGTGTTAGGAATCAATTTCTGTAATTGGGCTACTGTATAATCTTCGCCAAGTATGAAAAGTTTGTATCTTCTTTTGCATATGTTAAGGAGCAATTCTGTTTTTTCGGTTGCTTTGCTTCCAATCGCACCATAGACATAATACATTAAGGCACATTGTACACCTGCACATAGTCACTGGGTTCATTATTTAATATTGCAGTTTTGAGTGTACCCTTGAAATCATACGTAACTTGATAACCCTTTACGACATTATAGAATTCTTCGTGGGTTACTAAATTGCATATTGGTTTTTGGTTTAATGGTGTTGTTGCTAATATAACAGGTGTTCCGACAGACGCACCTGAATAGTGAACTGTTCCATAATGTTTTTCACAATAATTTTTTGTTGCCATGTACGGTACCTTTTCTATGATAGGTTTCTTGCTTATTACTTTTGCCATGTATACTTTATTCGTTGAAGAATTATCTTCAACAAGGGTAACCTCGGCATGTGCAAAATTACACATAATTAAAAGTGCTACAATACTATGTAGCGTAGACAAGTTTTTCATTCCATCACATATATGCTAGTTACTGATTTTACACGTACTGCGGTACCTGGATCGTGATTCATACGAACGGTTCTGATTTGTCCGTAGTATTCAAACGTTACATCATATCCAATAATGAATTGTTTGTATTCTCTATCAGCATAGGGAATGCATCTTTGAATCATGTTGCTTGGAGGTTTGCCCGTAGGTGTGCCAGCAGTTTGTGCCGATGCGCCAGACAAGTCTTCTACCATTGTGCATGATGTTCTAGTCACGTTATACGTTCTGGATTCTTGAATCGGTTGAATGCGAACAACTCTTGCCAATTCGAACTTAACTAAACTGTCACCCTCAAGGCTACTTCGATAATTGCTAGAATTACCTTGAAGCATACCAGAAACTGCGGATGTTGAAATCATAATTCCAACTAGTGCAGTGGTCAAGAATTTCATTTTGAACTCCCAATGATAGCATTAATTATTGCAGTCAACCAAAACACCGACATTACAGTTTCCCATGTCACAGGAATGTTAACGGCAAACAAAGTATTGACAGCAGACAATGTAATGTATGAACCTAGAATGTACAGTGACACCCAAGCAATCAACGCACCAAGAATGACGCCGGCCGTTGCTTTTTCAGGCGCAAATGTAAACGGACCAATTTTCATAAAAACTCCTATTCAATGTTTATACAGTATAACATAACAATCATGGCATGTCAAAATGTATTCAACGATGGTTCGAATTCGGCAATCAATTCTCGTTCACGCTGGTGTGCGGGTTTACGTCCACGAATCACTTCAAGGACTTCATATTGCCATGCGGCACCAGCCAACTCACGCAATGCAGTACACATTGCCCAATTTTTGTTTTCGCACTTTGCACGACTCACATGTTTTTGCCAGCGAACTTTAACAGAACGGACATAGGCTTGACCCTGTGCAACAGTCAAGCCAACATATGAATCGCCAGTATCCACGCACGTAACTTTGTACAGCACATGGTTTCGGTCGGAACGTTTCTTTCTCAATGTCATATGACTAGTATACCATAGTGGGACAACAAGTCAAGGGTTATTTCGGCTTTGTTGCAGGAAAACAACAAAATCCCCCTCTGATAATTGCTGAAAACTTGGTTTACCATAAATATATCGACATTTAAAGGGAGGTTGTCATGGCAGAAGTAGTATTTTCAGAAAAGAAACCATTGTCACGTAGTGAGCGTGAAGCAAATATCAAAGACAAAGCGGGATGGTTGATTACTGTTCTAGCCGCTTTGCTTGCAATCAATACATATGTTTCAAGTGGTAACAGCAGTAAAGTATTGAACAATACAATTAGTGCAAATAATACTTGGGCATTCTATCAAGCAAAATCAGTTAAACAAACTCTTGCTGAGATGGCTAGAGATGATGCTATCGATAGAAAACAATTTGATAAAGCAGACAAGTTAACTGCAAAGATTGATAGATACGAATCTGAGCCTGCAACAGGTGAAGGTAAGAAAGAACTATTTGCTAAAGCAAAGGCACTTGAAGCGGAACGTGACCAAATTCGTAAGTCTGGTCCTTGGATGACATTTGCTGGTTCTGCATTTCAAATTGCAATTGTTTTATTGACGGCAAGCATTTTAGCAGTTAGCATGTCGTTATATTTTGCTAGTATTGGCGTTGGAATTTTTGCCGCCTTACTAATGAGTCAAGGTCTATGGCTTTGGCTTCCAATAGTTTTATAAAAATTATTGTCTTTATAATATGTTTAATAATTCTAAATGCGAGTGCTGAAAGGACAAACAAAAACGAAACGATGAAGTGTGTCCGTTGGGGATGGACTGGTGATGTGTTTGAACGAAAAGTATATTGCATAGAGTGGGTTAAAAAAGACTGTTCGAATAGATTACACAAAGAAATTTGTAAACGGGAGTAAAACAAATGATCGATCCTATCACGGCACTAGCAGGCATTACGTCTGCTATTTCGATGGTTAAAAAAGCGGCTAAGGTCGCAAATGACCTAGGTTCTCTTGCGCCAATGATCGGCAAGATGTTCGATGCCAAGAGTACCGCTACTAAAGCATTGATTGAAGCTAAAAAGACAAAGAAGGGTTCCAACATGGGAACCGCACTTCAGATTGAAATGGCATTAGAACAAGCTAGGGCATTCGAAGAAGAGTTAAAATTGCTGTTTATGCAGACAGGCAAGATTGACGTATGGAATAAAATCAAGGCTCGTCAAGCAGAAATGGATGCAGACGATGCTAATGATTTAAGACTTCATAACGCACAAGAACGTAAGCGTAAACAAAAAGAAGAAGAGTTAAATGAATGGGCGATGATTATCGGCGCAGTTGCATTTGTCATATTCATATTTGCTATCGGTAGTTATGAACTGATACAATGGTGCCAAACAAGTGCTAGGTGTGGAAGATGAACGAATACCAAAAAACATTTGATCTTTGCTTAAAGATATTTTGTTATGGCTCAGTAGCATTATACTTATTAGGCTTCCTTAAATTCTTGCCTGATGACCTATCAGACAGAATTGTCAATGGATTGATTAATAAGTACCTACCTTTTTAGCACATGAAAAATGGATCCAATCACCCTCTTTGCATTAGCGAACGGAGCAGTCTCCGCAGTCAAGGCTGGATGCAAACTTTATAAAGATATTAAAGGTGCCGCTGGAGATATCAGAGGCGTACTCAAAGATTTAGATGAACAGTTTGCAAATAACCATAAGAATAAACCAGCAACAACTACACAACGTAATGCGTACATAGAAGAGAAAAATCGTGTAATAGAATTAAACAAGCGTGATGGTGATACAACTAGCATCTATACAGAGATTGGTAATCATCTTGGCACATACTACGATAACTTAAATAAATGTATTGCTGTGTTTGAAGAAGAAGAACGAAAAGCAAGGACTAAAATTTATGAGGGTGATGATAGTTTAGGTAAACGTGCGTTACAGCGTGTGTTAATGCGTAAACAATTAGAACAAATGGCTGTTGAGTTGCGTGAATTGATGGTATATCAAAGTCCGCCTGAGTTGGGTGCATTGTATACTGAAGTTGAAGAGATGATGGTTCAGATGGGAAAAGAACAAAAGATTCTTATCACAAAACAAATACAAAGAGAAGAAATTGAAAACCGTAGACGCACCGTTAGGAAAAAACAAATGATGCATCAGGCAATGATTGGCATTGCTATCTTATTTGTAATTTTTGTTTTTGGATTCAGCATGATGTGGGTTGCACAAATGCGACAAGAAATGTACCCTCAGTACGGCAACGAATTTATTCCAAAAACAGAAGAACAACGCAGACAGGAATCCCAACCACAAATTTATGTGGGTAGATAAATGGTTCATACGAAAACATATCGTTCTATTTTTGTGAGTGATGTGCATTTAGGCACGAAAGATAGTCAAGCAGATAAGTTAAATAACTTTTTAAAGCATAACAGTTGTGACACACTATATCTAGTGGGTGATATTATTGATGCATGGCGCATACAACAAAACAAGTGGCGATGGAAACAAAGCCATACCAATGTAGTACGTAGAGTATTAGGTCACGCAAAACGTGGCACTAGAGTTGTTTATATAGCCGGGAATCACGATGAGTTTCTTAGACCCATGATACCATATGGTTTTAGTTTTGGTCTTGTTGAAATTCACAATCAAATAGAACATATAGGTGCAGATGGTAAGCATTATCTAGTCACACATGGAGACTTGTTTGACGGCATTACTAAACTGGCACCATGGTTAGCATTCTTAGGAGATAAAGCATATGACTTCATCCTTTCTGTCAATAGTAGGTATAATTGGCTACGTCATCGCATGGGTTTTGGGTACTTTAGCATTAGCAAGTTTCTTAAACACAGAGTTAAAAAGGCAGTAGACTTTATGTTCAAGTTTGAAGAAAACTTGGCCAATTACTGTAAGAAGCGAGGTTTTGATGGAGTTATATGCGGACATATACACCACGCAGAGATTAAAGAAATTAATGGCGTTATGTATATGAATGATGGCGATTGGGTTGAAAGTTGTACAGCACTTGTAGAACACCATGACGGCCGCTGGGAAATTATAACTTGGACTAAGGAAAAAGACAATGATGAAACTCTGTGATAAAATTACTATTGTTGTGCCGTGTAAGAATGAAGAAAATTATATTCATCATCTACTAGATTCACTACGTTCACAAAACATAGGTGACACTAGAGTAATCATTGCTGACTGTTCCACCGATGCCACTAGACAAGTTATTAAAGATAACAGTATTGGACTGAATGTTGAAATCATTGATGGTGGTCCAGTGTCTATTGCTAAGAACAACGGAGCAAGACTAGTCACTACTCCTTACATTCTGTTCATCGATGCCGATGTTCGATTCTTTAAAGATACAGTTATTCAAGATTCTGTTAACAAGATGGAATTAAAGAAACTACATCTTGTTGGACTAAACATTAAATGTTACGATAAAGATATACGTGCAAAGATTGGCTTTACTGCATTCAACCTAATTAATCATACACTAAAATTCTTTTCACCATTTGCAGTTGGCGCATTCATGCTGACACGTAAAGATAAGTTTGAAGAGTATGGTGGGTTTCCTGAAAACCTACTAACATCTGAAGACTACTTCTTGTCTAAAAAATATAGTCCTAGAAAGTTTAAGATTATTCGACACCACTTCGGACAAGATAGCCGTAGATTTAAAAAGATGGGCTACTTAGGTATGGGCAAATATCTTATTAAAAATTTTGTTAATCGCAATAACAAAAAGTATTGGGAAAGTTTATACCATAATAGATACTGGAATTAAGCACATTATTTTGGTGCTGGCTTTCTTTTCCTAGGCGCAGTAGTAGTCGCTTTAGTAGTTTGTGGTTTTTTTCTAGTAGTCGTTGCGATAGGCGCAGGAGAATTTTTAGTCCATGCTTGTTGTGGTATCGCTTCTGCTACTGGTGCAACTTCAACCTTAGCATCTACTGCCGCAGTAGTTTCTTTGATGTTTTTGATTGCCGCATCAGCCGCAGTCAATGGAACTTCTTGAGTTGCCTCTACCGCTGGTTTGCTACCTGTGAAAAACTCTTTAATTTTATTGAACATGATTATCGCCTTTTAAGTTAAAATTTCAATCGCATGATTGTAATGATTGATTCTGTCTTCTAAGCCAATGAATCCACCATTGATTCGTTTCGTCATTGTCTTTATATCTCCACTATCTGATAGTTCATTCAGTCTAGCCGCAGACCAGAACCAACAAGCAGAATGAATAGCATACTCTGCTTCAAGCAACAAATCAGGATTCTCAACTAGTACATTGCTTTCAAACAATGATTGTGAACACTTAGTGTAGTTATTCTTTCCTGTAATTTGTATAATGCCTCTTCCACGAAAGTACCAGCCTTCTCCAGATGCTTCATCTCCATTACCCATACGATTAGCATATACACGATTCGCAATCATTTCTGGTTTGCGTTCGTATGGTTTTGCGTGGGCTTCAGTAGGAAAGTATTTCTTAAAAGTACCGACTAAACCTTTTGCAGAATAATTCAAATTCTCTTGCATCAAAGTAAATCCACCAGACTCATGTCCACATTGTGCCATGAAAGCCGCAACTCGCTTTGGTGTGTCTATGTCATACTCAGGTAAAATATCACTTAGATTAGTATACCATTCGTCAAAGTTTTTAACTTTTGGAATTAAATGATGTACTGCCTCTTCTGTAAAAAAGTCCATTGCTGTCTCCTCTATGATTATATAGAAGTATTTAGCATAGAATTAATCCCAAAGTGCTTGATAGTATTTGCCAAACAAACGAAATCCGTTTTGAATTCGTGTCTCAACCACTTTCATGCCTTCATAGTCACATTTGTATGTGTCGTTAGGACCATGACCCATTCGAAACAACTTAGCGTCTTTCTTGGGAACTTCATTGCCGTCTTTGTCGATTGGAGTCCAAATCAATTCGTGTTCACCAGAACGAAACGCTTCTTCCCACGAATCATCATTCTTGCAAGTAAACGCAAAAATCATTTCATCTAATACCCAATCCCAACGCTTAAAATGATTTTCGTCAGTATCATATTCATTCTCTTTTGCTGGCGCTGAAGTTGACTTCAATTCTTCTGGCACATCTTCATCATCAACATGGGGTCCACCATGCTTTGTTGCTTGCAATTGTTTCAGCATAGGCAAGACAATCATTGCGAGTGTGTGATCCATTGACCATGTATCGTATTTGTCAATCTTGATATATGACTTACGATTGCGCTTAGACTCTATCCATTGGCATAGTTTCAACAGCCAAGTTTCTGGAGCATTCTTTGATTCTACAATTTCTTCTTTTGTAGTTCCGTGAGAAAGCCAAGTACCAAAGTTATGCACCCAATCAGGCTTACGTTTGAATCCATATTCATCCTCGACAGGCTTTGCCCAAAAGCAAAGTGCTTCGGCAATCTGATATGGTCCAACCCAATTCTTATAAGGTCCGATATAAACTTTCATTTCAATTTCTTCCTAATGTGTGGACATGGATTAGGTCTAGTGCGAATTTCTGCATTCAAAAAGGGATCATCATCTATTAACACACCAAACTCTTTTTCTATATAGTATTTACCCATCGCCTTGATACATTGATCCATCAAACTATTAGAACCAGAAGAATCATCTTCTGCCCAAAAACAGATCGGAGACCTACCCCATGTACGATATCTTAAAACATCGTGGAAAATTTTTCTATGGTTTTTATTACTAGGGTCAAACGTTTCGAACACTCTGCCGAATTGCTGAATCTTGCTCATTACTTTCACTTTCTATCATAATTAAAAGACGCTTTGATTCTTTACGAACCTCAGCAGTTACTGACCAACCAAAACCCTCAGGATGCAGTAACTCTTGCAAAAAATGCACAACTTCATTTTCAGTTTGCGTTTTCATTCGTCACCTTCACAAATGGACTATTGACGGCAAAATCTTCAGGCAATCTCTCCACAATCTTTGTGAAGTGATATGGGTCTGGATAGTGTCGTAGAACACCCAATGCACGTTGACGAATATACTTAGGCACCTTAGGTGTTACTTTTGGATTCAACAAATCCAAAAGCATTTGATGCCCGCAACGCAACGCACGATATCTTTCGTCAGGTAGCGTCATTATAGTTACCTCGAAGAATCGTCAGAGTAGTCATCTTTTTGAATATGCTCTGCCATTGTCGTGAAGAAATTTTTAACTTTCATTTCTTCAGTCCACGCTTTGCAGTAGGCATTGTCCTTATCACATAACGCAAGTGCTTCTTCTTTTGTAATGACACGATGTGAGGTGATAGTTTCACCCAAGTGTTCTTGTGAGAATTCTTTAGCCTCACACAAAGTAACTGTATCAAGTGCCCAATCAGCTTTGTCTTTGCCGTATCTGTCAACGCCAACAGGCACTTCTACCATGTATCGTTCACGAAACATAGACACGGCTTCAACAAGAACCCATTGTGTTTCAGTCTTCTTCATAGTCCAACTACCATCCTTATTGTCAATCCAATCAATAGTGTCACCAGTCTTCCAACCAGTTTGCTCTAGTATATCATCATTCAGTGGAAGAATCAAGTCACCAGTCTCAGGGTCTTCTTCCAAGTTTATAGTCCAAGATTTGTTTGCCATACGTACTCCTTAAGCGATACATTTATTATAACTCAAGTGTCATGAAAAGTCAAGCGGCAAGCATTCTTATCAAACCTATGGAATCAATAGTTGTTAGCAGAATATAGTTAGCCAACATGCCAAAAGATTTCCTAGTCCAACTAGCCCAAGCATACATAGCACAGCCAAGGATCCAGATAGGGTAAAGAGTAAGAAGCGGAGGAGTGGGGACTGTGAGTGCCATAGTAATACTACAGCCAATGCTAATAGCCCAAGCAAGCAACTCAACAACAAAGCGAATTCTGTTAGACTTAAAATCATCTTTAATCCATTCTATAGTGGGGCGAAACAAATCAATAATCATAATCTCAATCTAAGTTAAATAAATCGGGGTGTGTCTTTGCGAAATACAACCTCAATAAGTTCCAGTGTTCGAATAACTCATGTGATTGTCTTTCGACAACCATACGTTTAATACCATACAGTGCGTTTAGCACTTTGCTAAAATCATTAATTTGATTTTGATAAACGTCATAGTCATATGGCTGACTATAGACTTTATATTCTTTCATCTGAAGAAACGTAGAGAACAATCGTTCAACGATAAATGGAAACATATTCAGATTTGGGTCTCTGCTATAGTTTGCACTACCGTGATAAATTTCTGCATCTTCTCCAGTCAATGATTCGAGTTTTTCTTTGATATCTTTTACGAATGCAATGTACTCTAACCAAAATGCTTTTGTCGCAACAAAGTAACTACAATAGCAAGCTGAATCTGTCATTACACTATCAAGCACATTCGTATCATATCCGCCAGCAGTAAATGCGGAACGAACAACTTGTTTAATTCCTGGATGGAAATAATCTCCTTGTTCCCACACGTTCGCAGTTAATGCATTCTGTACTCTAGCATGATTGAAAATGTAAACATCAAATCCTTCACTCTCATCAATAGCATTTTTAATTACGTTAGCTTCATAACGCATCTTGCTTTGCCAGCGAGGACCAAAGACACCCCAAGCATCTAAGTCATCTGCAAAGCCTTCATCAATGATACGATTGAATGAATGAAACTCACGCAACTCGGGCTTCTCATTTGACGTATTATCAAATGGTGTCAGTAGAGGATCGACTAAAGGAATCTGTCTGTTTTCGAAACAAATCTGAAAAATCTTATAGTTCAATCTGATACCCTCACTCCATTTGGTGCGATATTTCCTTCTACACCAACTTTACCAATATTCTCAATTAACGCAGGATCAAGGTGATGAAACAATAAATGTTCAATGTCAATGTATCCCTTTGCGTTCAATCTATCTGTCATGTGATTAAACATGTCAGTATAAATGTCTCGAACGTATGGAAGTAAGAATGCATCGAAACTCCACAAGCGACTCATGTATTGCAATGAAACACCGCCTGTAATATTTGAATTGAATTGGCTTGTGAAAGGACCACGAATGACAACCATGTCTTTAGCTTGCATGTGTTTGTCATAGTTGAAGTCATCATTCAACGTATAACGTCCACTCATCTTAAAGATACGCTTATACTTTTCACGCCAACCATCTTCAACTGCTTTATCAAAGAACGAACCGAATACGATAATCTCAATCATATTCTTTACGATATCGTGATTTGGCACTTGCTGAAGTTGTTGAACATTCTCTGCGTCAGCAAAACTATAAAATCTTTTAATGTGTGGTGATAAGATATCACGTTCTTTTTCTGTGATATCTTGATATCCACCATCTAGTATAATGATTTCTGCATCACACTTGTTTCTGATAGACTTGCAAGTTTCAATAGTTTGTTCAAGTCTTGTTTGAGTATCATACACACCATGCTTTGCATGAATCGCAGACGATACTAAGAATACACCATCACTCATTTGTCTTCCTCACTTTTTTAGCAGGCACCTTTTTGGGGGCTGGTTTGGCTCTAGGTTTTTTAACTTTAGCCTCTGCCTCTTTCATTATATCTTCTCCACGTTTGTTCAGGCGTTTGAACACTTCTTCTGGTTCCATCCAGATATCTTTGTTCTCTAGCATTGATTTGATTTCAAGATCAGTTAAGAACCCGTCATAAATGCTACGCATGAATTTATCTGACCATTTGCGTTCATACATGATGTTGTCATACATCTCACCACCCTTACCAATTGTTCCACCCGAATAGTTGTGGAACATAAACATAGAATGTTCTGAGATTTCAAATCCATCGCCAGACAAGAACACCATCGTAGCCGCAGACATACATGCGCCTTCTACTGATGTTAAAATGTTTGCTTGAGATTCGGACATGACACGCATCAACTGTACAGCAGTAAATAGATTACCACCAGAAGAATTGATGTGAATTTTGATAACATCATTCTCTGTTGCATTTCTAATGATTTCGAACCACTCAACGTAATCGTCTGGAGATGTTATTTCTCCGACCAAATACAATGTGTATAGTTGTCCTAGTACTTTTGGTTGTCTAGGTTTCTTAGCGTCATCTAAGCCAAACAAAGAACTAATTTTTTCTTCTTCCATGATTATCACTTTCTATAGTAATATAGAGTATACTCTATTTTGTTTCGGATGTCAAACTGTCAACTCCATATTTGCACAACCAATATGCATCAATCAAGTCGGAAGAAGGATTCCATTGCTTCTCAGTCATATGTAGTTCTTCTTTTAAACGAATGTCATTGAATTCTTCAAAAACTTCTTGCATCCGTTCTTTATTTGCATTGCCCTTACCAGTGGCATATTTCTTAAGTACTGTTGGTGGTATCTCTGTGCATTCAACACCAAACAACCACAATCTATATTTTAGAATGCCAGCGTTCTCTGCAATGTTGAATACTCTGCCTTTTGATCCCATAGAATATCCTTCTAGGAATACGTGACATTGTTTGTCTGTCTCTAACAGTCTATCGATGAAGAAATTTGATATACCATCATATCTTAATACGTCAGTCATTCCTTCGTGGTCGAAAAACTTACCTCTTATATTTTTAAATTGTACATCATATTTTCTAGATTGAGTTAGAAAATAAAAATTACAATCAGAAAAATTAAAGTGTCCAATCCTATCATTATCGTCTCCTGTATCAAATACACACATTGCAGGGCACGTTAGCGAATAATCTACTCCTGCTACGATCATCTATCGTCTTCCGAGGACCATTCATCATCTTCTATTAGTTTGTCCCACTCTTCATCTGTCCACTCTTCGTCTTTTTCCGAAATTGCATCATCGGTTATTGTTGAACCGCAATAGGCGCAATTTGTTGGGGGTGTGTCTGTTCCTACTAATGGTGTTACTGAATACTCAGCCGCACATGAATCGCAGAATACGTTATATGTTGTCATTTTTTTCTCCTTATTCGTACATTACTGTATCAGCATCACCAATCGCCCATTTTGGATTTTGCTCTACAATGTATTTTTTAGTACAGACTTTAAAGTCTGGGAATAGCATCTCTTTTGGATTGCTTGCGGCGTCAAGCCATATGCAACGGTTGTTTGGTTGTGCCGCATATTGTCCGTTGTCTAGTTCTAAGAAATTATATGATTTATGGTCTTCTGGATTTTCGCTATCGCCCATATCTAGATATTCATCTGATGCACAATTGTCAACAGTAAACATGTAGTTACCAGAATACCATTGTTTATCTTTAGCGTAAAACTTACCACTTAGATTCATTAGAAATGATTTTTGTATTACAGTAAGGTCATACGACAAACAGTCCCATATCTGTAAATGGTCTAGAGGCAAAAATTTATCTCTATCTAAATTGTGATTTCTACTTACATATGCTTCTAAAGGAAGTTTATCGTACAATGCGCCATACTCAGGCAAATACGATTCAATAAAAAATGCCCTACGGCTCATCGATTTAATTGATACCCAAATACAAGGTACGTATTCACCAAAGCCTTTTTCAAAATTATAAAGAAATTCTTTTCTTACGTAACATCTAACTCTTGGTGTGTTTGCGACTAAAAAACTCATTTAATATCTTCTCCAATTTACCAATGCCTTATAACGCCTGCTACAATAAACAGGTTCGTTATTATATAGCAAAGCACAATACATGTTCTAATGATTGCAACTTTGTCGGACTCTCTGTCACATGCACTAGCCTTATCGCCCAATGATTTTGCCCACAATCTCCACATGAACACCTCAATTAATTACACCAAGAAGTTTTAGCCTCGCCGTAGTATTCACGGGCTAGACCATTTGCAATCAATGCTTGACGTAGACTCTTTCCATCTAAAATAACATCACCAAGAACACGACCACCATACTTGTCCCAGTCCATTAAAACGATTTGACGTTTCTGTGCGGAGATAACTGCTTGCTTTGTGAATTCAGTAGCCCTTTTACCCATCACATCTTCTTTTGGGCATTGCGCTCTGTGTCCTTTTTCTGGTGTGTCAACACCAAAGACACGAATGCTTAATTCTTTTTTGAGTGGATCAGGAAGGAATGTCGCTTCAAACGCAACAGTATCCCCATCAATAACCCTAGTAATATTAGCGTCATAGGTAACTCCAGCCTTTTGTTTTCCTGTTTGTGCGTGTGCATTCAATGCAGAAAATGTAAATCCTGCAACAATCAATGCAAGAGCAAAAAATACATATGTTAATTGTTTCATGCCGCTTTACCCCATACGTCTGCCCAATCACCTTTTGTAGCACCCTTTGCATAATCGGTTGCTCTGTTCTCAAAGAAATTTGTATGCGTTGGTGCATTAATCATTTCTTCAACCCAAGGTAATGGATTCTTCTTAACTTTAAAAATGCCTTTTAGTCCAAGACTGATAAGGCGCCTGTCTGCAATGTAACGAATGTACTTCTTAACTTCTTCTGAAGTGAGTCCTTCCATTTCATTGATGCCGAATGCTAAATCGATAAACTTGTCTTCGAGTTCAACCATTCGTTCTGCAATAGTATATATCTTAGATTTTAATTCGTCATTCCAAATCTCATTATTTTCTTGAATGAATGTTCTGAATAATTTAATCATAGATTCGGCATGTTGTGTTTCATCAACAATCGACCAAGTAATAATCTGACCCATGCCTCTCATCTTACCCATACGTGGAAAGTTCAATAGCATAATGAATGAAGAGAACAACTGCATCCCTTCAGTGAAAGCACTGAACACGGCGATGTGGGTTGCAGTTGATTGTAAATCCCCATTTGCATTTGAAATGTCTAGCACATAATCGTGCTTGTCTTTCATTTCTTGATATGCTAAGAATTCGTTATATGTTGTATCTGGCAGACCTAATGTCTCAATCAAGTGTGAGTATGCGGCAACGTGCAATGCTTCTCTAGCGGCAAAGCCAAGCAACATCATTCTTACTTCTGGTTGCTTGAAGTATGGTAGATAGTTTTTTACGTAGCCACCAGCAACGTCAATGTCACCTTGTGTGAAGAAACGAAAAATGTTTGTGAGAAAATGTTTCTCTTCTGCTGTTAATTTTTTCTTCCAATCTTTCACATCTTCAGCCATTGGTACTTCTGTGTGTAGCCAATGACTCTGTTCGTGCTTCAGCCAAGCATCATACGCCCACGGATAATTAAATGGCTTGAACGCATCTCTGCCATCCATTAAATTACTTTTTACTTTTGTTGCACTCATTTTTTTATTATTCTCCGAATTGTATTCTTCTGTTTGGGTAATTGTTTATAAAATATTTAAACATACTTTCAACGTTAGGCTGTTGTGTGATGAATGCATTCGTGTCTTTTTCGTAGACAAAAATTTGTCCTTCAACGATTTCACTCTTGCAAAACATAACTTCTCTTACCATATTTTTATATTTAACTTGTTCCGCTTCAGCAAGAACTTTATCAATTTCATTTTCTCTTACTTGAAATCGTTTTTTCAAATCTCTGAATAAGAAATAAATTGACAATACAACTAAAAATATTACGTCTGAGGTTGAGAATTCCATTTAAGCTCCTAACCAAGTTTCTATTTCATTTTTCATTTTCATGCCAGAGAATCGTTTAACTTCAATGTCACCATCTATCATCACTAAAGTTGGGACACCACGAATGCCATAGTCCATTGCGATTTGTTGATTCTCATCAATGTCAATAACTTCAATTGGAATTTGAGTATCAACGTCTTCTAATGTCTTTGCTAACATCTTACATGGCTGACACCATGATGCTGTAAATCTAAGTACTTTCATTTTTATCCTTCACATGCGAGACATGCATCACCATCGATGAGTGCTTTCATGTCGAGTTCTTTAATTACTTCACGCTCAATGCGTTTTGATACCTTGTCTGCTTTACCAATCTTCTCTGAACGACAGTAGTACAATGTTTTGAGGCCTTGCTTCCATGCTTGAAAGTGTACTGCATGTAGATACATGATGTTCACATCAGGTCGGAAGAATAGATTCAATGACTGTGCTTGATCGATATACTCTTGTCTATCTGCGGCATGATTAACTAACCAACGTTGGTCAATCTCCATAGAAGTCTTGAATACGTCTTTAGTCCAATCATCTAGAATATCTAAGTGCTGTACACTACCATCATTTGCAATAATGCTAGACCAGACTGTCTGATATTCATCATCTGATTTTACTACACTTTTGATGATCCTGTCAAGCCACTTGTTTTTGGCTAATGATGAGCCCGATAAAGTGTCCTGACGATAAGCGTTAGCACGATAAGGTTCGATACTAGGGCTAGTATTTCCCATGATGATAGACGAAGAAGCATTTGGAGCAACAGCCATAAGATGGCTAAAACGTTGACCAGTGCCAACAGCATCA